GGGCGTCCAGCTCGGTTTCCTAACCCCCGTTGCAGAGAACTGTGGGTTCAGCTACTGGCGATCCGTTAGTCTATTGCTTTGTGTTTACTCCAAAGACGACTAAACGGCTGGAGCAAATTGTGGATTGGCCAATGTGTTCAGCCTACTGCGCAATGCACAACCGGGGTGTCCCGACCATACCCACTCTTCAGGTGTCTAAGCTCCGTAAGACACGCTGAATGTCCCCCCCTTCCCCTCCCCCACACTACTCGCCTTTCTTTTGATTGGTTTGAGCGTGTTCGTGCGTGTGTACGCGCTGTTAGCCCCACTTCATTGTGTCGTGGTTAACTCCGTGTGGTAAGAGCTGGCCCGCCTGCTTCCAATAGGTGGCCGTCTGTCGTTCGGCGGCTTTGACGACTAGGAACTGTCCGGCGATGCTCGATAAGTGCAACACCTGCGTGTCTGTCACCCAGGATACTACGCCTAGCCAGCGAGTAAGCGAGCCGTACCCAAGGCTGGAGGAACGTGTCTCTCTCAACCTCTTCGCCACCGTGTTACCCGCCCTACTCCTACTCCTACTACTTTTACCGGTGTTCGTGGGTCATTCCCCCGATCGCGCCGCTATCCTCCGCGCCCCCCTCCGTTCACCTCGCCCTACTCTGCATAGGACGAGGTGTTACCGAGGTCGGCGACGGATTAACGGGGCTTACTTTGCCCCGAAACGAGGCATTCCCCGCAGGCCTGACTCTCTCCTTTGCACGGAGGAGTTCAGATTCCGCCTAGCGGATGTTGACCTCATCGGTCAAGACGGGGGCCCACACTCCTGTCTCACCAACGCTGTTCTTTCTTTTGTCCGGCATTCTCCGTCGGACATTAGAATCCTCGGGTCTTTGCCCGCCCTTTCGGGGGCCTGCGCCGAGGACGTGACCCCCGCACTTGGCTCGGCACTAGCATTCCTTGTGAAGGCTAGAGAAGAAGGGACGCTCAAAGAAAGCGTCACCATTGTCGAGGTGCGGGGGAAATGGCCGAATGCCACTGCCGAAATAGTGGCTCTCGTCCAACCAACTCCCAAGCCAGTGGCTTACCACTGGGCAGGGGTATCGACTGCTGCGATACTGTGCTTTGATCGGCGCAGCGTCAAAGCAACGCGGACGCTTCCGAGCGACCACGCTGTCGTCCTGTCCAAAGAACAGTTTGCTCTTCTTGTCGGCCATCTCACCCTCCAGCCCTGGGCATCTAACCCCGGGGTGGAGGAGTATGAGCGTGCACTGGCACAGTTGCGGGTTGCCGAACCCGTTATTATGGAGCCTGTTCTTGCCACTTGCTCTCCTTCTCCTTCTGGCTCTTCCTCTTTGGAGGACGCGGTTGCTGCCCTTTTCCCTTCACCCCGGCTACTTGATGCCGGACAACTAGGGGCAACCGCTTTGCCATCTTCTTCTGGTTTGCCTCCGAGTGACAACGACTCGGATCGTTCCAGTGTGGCCCCCTCTTCTGGGAGCTCCTCCGGTCTTGACGAACCCGAGAGCCCCCCCCCCCCATCCTCTGTTTGGGCCGATCGCCCACCCCGCTTGCCCACCACTGGCCCAAGGGCCGTGACGCCTGTTTTCTGGTTTTCCCAGGTTGCAGATGTCGCTACCCTCGTTGCCTTCCAGGCCACCCTAGGATATTACCTAGGTGTTTACCCCTGGTGGCTTACTGCCTGGTTCGTTTGCGGGGCCAAACTGGCCCTCGTGTGGTCTGCTCTCCCCCGATTTCGCGACCAGTGGTACTGTTCGCATGTGGACGCCCCCGCCGGCGCCCCTTTTCCTTTAGGTTACGCGCAGTGTCCCGCTCGCGAAACACCCGAAGGATTGGAGGTCCTGGCTGAAGGAGCCGTTCCTGCGCTCTACCCCCTTTGCCGCGTTCGGGCTTGGTTGCACGCCACTTGGCGGTATGGAACCGCCTTCCCTGCCGCATGTGGGCGTTCACCTTTCGCCCGGTGTGGCCACGGCCTCTCCGACACTCTTTTCTGCCCGGCTTGCCAGGGCTGCAATTACGCACCACTTCGCCCGCTTTACGCGTGGTGGGGTACCGGCTCGGTTGCACGCTTCGTCGAGTGCGGGCCTACTAACCCGGAGACGGCCTTCCTGGCCGCCAAACGGTGGGGGGTTACAGCCCAGATCTGGCTTTCCAAGAGCCGGACCCCCTACCTGGCCCACGACGGGGTTCTGCGGTATTGGGGGGTTTACTCCCACAACTCCACCGCCATCCTCGAAGCCTCCCAGGCGACACCTGGTGGGGTTTATTACTGGTCAGAGCCCGTCGAAGATTTCATCGACGGCATTCCTTTCTTTCGGGTGGAACCAAGGTTCGCCCGCTCTGCCGTTTCCAGCGCTATGGACTTTGGGTCCGCTGGGCGGCGACTCTGCCAGTTTTTCATCCCCGACCCAAAGAGGGTCGTGAGCTTCGAGAAGAAGCCAAAAGGGCCGCCTCGCGAGATCGTCACGTACCAGTATGAATACTGTGTGCGCACCGACGGCCCACCAATACGCCACACCCTCACCATCCCCACCGAGATGTACGTCCGGCTACTCCGGTATATCGAGGCTGTTCCGACGGCCGAGGCTTCTGCCGTTTCACGGCAGATCTTGAACACCGCTGGTTGTCCTTTTGACGTCGCACAATTGCGAGTCTTGGCCCAGCTGATGCTAGCCTCTGGTGTTGTCGCCCGTCCTCGTGTCTCCGTCGGGCATGCCTACTTCGCGAAGGAGCGGAAGAGGCTGCACGGCGAAGGCATTCCGGAGCCGCGCCTTGGTGGCCCTACTTGGAGGTGTTTGGCCTGTGGCCTCTATCCCCCCGCCAAATTTCGGTGGCGGCATGGGATGTGCCCCGTGGACTACCACGCGTGGCAACTTTCGTTGTCAGGGGTTGAAACCACCACAGCGCGTAAGGCGCATGGTGGTCCGTACTACGAGCTTGATGCTCGGTGCGAACCCCTGGGTGCCCCGGTCGCCCGGCTTGAAGTTGTGCCTGTCATTAAAGACAAGGCCACTCTCGCCGAGTTTGACTGTGGTGAGGGGGAGGCCGAAGCCCTTTGGGCTACTTTGGGCAAAACTGGCCCTTACGGCCCATGCGGGCCGTTGCCTGAAGCCCCCCCCTATTTCACCCCGCCCAGGTCGGGTTTTCGTGACGGGCCTCCGAAGCCAGCGGTCGTTGACGTTGGGCTAGTTCACCGCCGCAAGGCAACGGTGTTCGAGTCGACAATCGCCGTCTTGACCGCGGCAATGCGCTACCGCCTCTTTCTTGTCCCCAAGTTCCAGCCACTCCAGGAAGCTTGGTCCTCCCTTACCGCGTCTGCTGATGTGGCTCTACCACTCAGATTGAAACGAGGGGAGGTCATTCTGCCGCTGCAACACGCCACTGATGGCGAATTAGCGGAAGCTATTGGAGAAGGTTGGTTCCCTGCTAGTGCGCGCCAAGCGTACATTGACTGGGAGATAGAGCGGCATGCCACTCGGGGTGGAGGCCCCGCCCATTTTGACCCCGCTGGGAGTTTTCTGTTGGTTGTTGTGCCGAGAAGGCATGGGGCCACAGCTATGGCGCGTAGGTATCCGGCACGTTTTCAAGACGTTGCTGATCTGCTGCGCCCCGGCAACCCTGCCTTGGCAGAGACATGGGCCGATGTCCGGGAACGTTTGGACACCGGCCGTGTGCTACTGTCAGATAGGCTCCCCCCACGTCATTGTGGGGTTCAACCCACGGCAGTGTTGGTTTTGTCCACACTGTCTAAAGAGGAGCTATCTCGGCGCACAGCGCCAGAAGAGTGGCGAGATGTCACGCAGTCCAGGCAAGCCGCTATCGATTTAGTGGAAACTGGACTGGACACCGTCACCTGGGACGAGTTGCTCTCCGTGCCATGTCATGGGGAGGAACCGTCGTGGATCGGTGGTTTCCCGAAAGGGCGGCGTCAAGCTCTTTGGAGCGCGCTAGCCGACTATCTCGGTGAGGACCACCCGAAACCCAGGCCAAGTAAAGCTCGAGGGCTTTGGAAAGAGATTTTCGGGGAGTTCACTCTCTTCCCGAAAAGAGAACTCGCCGCTAACGGTCCCGATTTACGAGGACCAGGCGATGATGGAGAACCCGGGTATCCCGGGCCTGCTAACCCTCGTGCCATCCAGGCGCCGCATGATGTGGCGCACAACATCGCCGGGCCGTATCTACGCCCCGCCACCTCTCGACTCCATGAGATCTGGAATACTTTCACCACTGTGTTTTACACCAGTGGGGCTACGCCAGACGACATGGACGCTTGGATTAACTCCTTCGCTAACGCGGATGGAGAGTTCAAGCCGAAGTGGGCGGGTTCGAAATACGTCGCCACTGACTTTTCTGCGTATGATTGCGCTCACTCCACCCTGTCTTTCAGGTATGCCGAGTCGCTCTACGCTTCTTGGGGTCTTGACACCCCAGAACTCAGTCGGGTTTTAGCCGCGTGGCGACAACCAACTGGGAGGACTTGTCGTGGCGGGCGTTATCGCGCCCAGGTTATGAACGGGTCAGGGCGGGACGACACGTCCATGCTCAACGTCCTGTTGAACGGCTCCGCCCAGTATTGGGCGTGGTCGATCACACTCTTGGGTCACCCTCCCTGTGACGCTGTCGCTGATGAACTCGCATGGCTTGATACCGTGCTGCGAATAGCCGTCATGGGTGATGATAGTCTAACGGTCGTTCCGGCCTTGGACTATAGGGGTTGCCCGTGGGTGGAAGCCACCTACACCGCTGCTCTCGAGCGTTTAGGCTTTGAGGTCAAACTTTTGACTTCTACCAACGCTTGGGAAGTTGTGTACCTTGGCTGCAGGCCGTACCCCGTTGAGGGTGGTTTAGCTTGGGGCCCTACCTTGGGGCGGAGGCTGTACAAACACCATTCGATGGTGTGGCCGTCCAAGGCGGACCCATACGCTTGGCTGAAAGGAGTGGTGCGTGCTGAGGCCGGCCTTTACTCTTTTGTCCCCTTCTTGGCACCGATTGCTGAACGGTGCCTTATTGTCTTACAGCACCACACGGAAACACCGGTGGTCGCCAACGACTGGAAGTGGATTGAACACCGCCGTGCTCACACGCCAGCAGCACAGCCTGAGCTTGCTGCTAAGATGCTGACCAAGGTTTATGGCATAACCCCGGGTCAGTATGCTGATTTTCTGGTCCGTCTGGAGGCGGTGACCACCCTACCCTGGAGACTCGACTGCGAAGCAATCGACAGGGTCTTGGAGGTCGACGACCTCTAGACGTTTGGCTACTTGCGGACACTCTAGATTCGGAACGGTGCTGATGAGAATTCTGGCACGTTCGAAACCTTAGAAGGTGTACTAGCCACGAAGATAAAGAATGCCCGCAAGAAAAAGAACAACTGTCTCACTGCCTCAACAATATAGACAACGCTTAATAACTCGCGCTGTTTTAAACGCCCCACGGCAGGTGAGCAAAATAAAGCAGGATCAACAGGTGGCCAAAGTGGTCTCCGCGTTGTATCAAGGAGCGAATAAGACAGCTCGTGCCTCGCTTGCTGACAAGCAGATTG